ATAATGTCTTTATTGTGATCGAGAGGATGGAGCAGTGCGAGCGGTTGGAAGTGTGAAAAACGGGGTAACAAAATGCGGCCAAAATTGACCGCATTTTATTTAAATTAAGGCAGAGTTTCAGGGAATGGATCGTTTGTTATCCAGTTGATAACTGGCAACCTCATCCAGTTAAGATCTTGTGTTGGCACACTATCTTTAAACCTTAACTCGATATAGTTTGAGTCTCCTATACTGCCAACATAAACCATTCCCACGTTTTCACCCTCATCGCTATAAAAAGGAAGCATAAAAGGCACAGCAGATCTGAATCCTTGCGGTATTTGCTGTCGAGGCAAGATATCCATTCGCTTAGCATGGTTCTTCCTTGTGAATCTAGAATCGCTACTCCCATAAAAAGAAATTGACCCCCACGAGCCACCAGTAAAAATACATTCCACGGTGTTATTTACTCGCCTTAGAGACATATATCCTTGCTTAATGTTTACTGCTTTTGTCATCCGTCTCTCACCTGTATCGGCAGAAATTACAATCCATTTATTGTTCTGCTTCTGCCACAAATAAGCCCCTACTCCAGCACCATTTGTTGAGTTGTAGAAAGTTCCATTTGACTCTCTACCTGTAATCTTACCTTGCGTTGTTTCAGGCTTGTCAGGTCGCCCATTTCCTGTGATTATTTGTGAATCGCTAGATTGACTACCACCGCCACCATCTGTCAGAATTTTCTTTTCTATTCGCTTAATTTCACTGCCGACAAATTCAGCGAATTCAGTTACGCCAGTTTGAAATGTCATTATTTATTGTAGCCTCTAGTGTAAGCTTCTTTTAAATTTACGCCATCTAGATCGGTGAATTTTTGATTAAGTACGCTTAATGCTTCATTGGATTGTGAGATTTTTTGAATGAGTTTGTTCAAGCCATCTTCGCCTGTTTGAATGCCTTTTAGCATCTCACCAAGCTCTTTAAGAGTATCAATGCTTGCATCTACTTCGCCACCCAATAACTCATTTTTGATATCAGATTTCGCTTGGTTTAAAAGCTCAAATATCTTTTTAGATGACAATGTTGATGTCTCATTTGTCGCGCTGTCATTAATACCGGCCGCACTGCTTGATAGGCTGTCGATTCGCTGATTCATCTCATTGATTGCGCCAACAAGCGTATCTTTCTGAGATGTTGTCAGACTTTGCATAGCCCCGATAAGCTTTACAATCTCTTTATCTTTCATGCCGACAAATTCAGCGAATTCAGTGATGGTTTGATTAAATTCTTGTCTTGCCATTAAAGCGCTCCAATGTTGTAGTGAATAATTAATTCGTTGAAGGTTGGTAATGTTCTTGTGTCAAAATCGCCGCCGATATTGGCATATCCTTTTTGGACGGTGATTTTGTGCTGTTGTTTAGGTTTAAGTGTCACTTTGTGCTTGGCTTTCGCCTTAGTCTTTATACACATTTCACCCCCTTGTAATATCCCGTTTTAACCGCACTTTTCCACCGCAAAGGGTGCTAATTAATCCGTTTTTGTCAGTTTGTTGCAAATCCCAACTTGCCACCGCCCAATCTGCATTTTCTGTTTGATCGTGCGATACGTGCAGCGTGATTTCGTTTTCTTTAACGGTTAAGCCATTTGATGTTGATAGCTTAATGGTTTCGGCTTGACTTCGTTCCGGCACAATATGCAAATCAAATTGGCTCCCTGTAAAGTCCATTGGGGTATCGTCGTCATTATTAAAAATGAGCGTTTCGAATTCATCATCCCCACGGATCCAATCAAAAATTATTTCACTCATTTGGCTTTCCCTTGATTGAACCGATAATCGCGCTGTTTGCCGTTTATTTCGCTTTCGTATGCGGTTTTGCAATGGTTTTTATCTCTGAACAATCCATTGATAAAACGATAGAGTACACGCCACCGTTTTTTCGGTTGTTCGGCTAATATGGCCCCACGATAGGTTCGACTTGATAATGTTTCGTCTGCTGCTCCGCCTGTCAAAGCGTTGAATAATTGGTCAATAGCGATTAGATTGTGATAAGCGTATAGCTTTAATTTACTTGGAATTTCCATTCTTCGATTTCCTTTTCAAGTGCGGTTAGTTCTTCTAGTGTTTTTATGGCCAGCAAACGATCTTCAAACGCTTGACGTTGCCCGATAATCACACCGATAGCAACCGCAAATTGCGATGCTTTCTCGATAACTTTCTCAACCAACACATCAAAAGGAACGCCGCGAACCATTGCGACTTGCTTAAGCATTGGCGTGTCTGCATTATTATCTGCTCGCCATGCTAACGCCTCTTTCTCTTGGCGATAAAAGCTTTCTATTTCTGTCTGTGGATAGCCAGCAAGTAAGCCATTTTTAATGGCATCCGCTTTGTCTGCTAGATTGTTTAATGCGGATTCCTTTTTACGCTTAAAGAATTCCGCTTTCTTTTCATCTGAAACCTTAAAAGATTTCGATTTAGCATCAAAAATATGGTATTCACTAGGTGCTTTTCCCGAATATTTAATAACACCATTTTCCAACCATACTTCGCCACCACCAGTAATACTGGCTGAAATGCCGTCAATTTCTTCGTCGCTCACTTCAATCCAATCTTGACTATCTGTTACAAGATAATCAGGCGCGAACGTGTTTGTATTTAAATTAAATAACATCATATTTACCACCCATTCCATCCTATTGCTAAAATATTAAATCCAGTTTCGCCACTATTGTGTATCTCCACGACATTGCCATTTTGGATATTGGCACCAACACGTTTTTGACCACCGCCAACGTCGGTTGCCTGTACTATGCAGTAACCATTGAATGCTTCTGGCAAGTTTACTTTTGCGTATCCATTAATAGTTACGCGCATTATGATTATGCGCATTACTCCGTTGTCGCCCACCGGGATATCATATACTTCTGCGCCTTGGTAATGGTTCTGGTAGTATTGATGTCTAAATCTATTTTTTCGGTATGTATTATTTAACTCATTCCACACATTGTTAATGTCTGACTGTTTAGCAAAGTGATCATGCAGCCAACCATAAGATTTACTCCATAAACTCCCAGCTGATGTAATCGTAAAGACTCCTTGGCGGCTATCTATATTCCTATCCGATCCCTCTGGGGTGTTCAAAAATTCAATTTGCGTGCTGTTATTCCCAGCATCTCGGAACCACATAGATGAACGAGGCACGTTGTCGGACTGAAAAAAATCCACAAACCCTCCAGTATTTTGCCCACCTGTCTTATTTCTAATAGCTAATCCGCCAGCAAATCCACCAGAATTAACCCCGTCTATAAACAACGTTCCGTTAATCGCATCACCATTTTTTGATACTCTTCCATTTGCGTTATTATTTGCGGCATTTGCCGATGATTGCGCATTATTCGCTGTTATTTGTGCATTGTCTGCTGCGGTTTTTGCTTCAGCTCCTTTGTCGTAAGCTGTTTTGACTGCTGATGATGTCGCCACATTGTCATTACTGTTGCTAGTGACTGAATTTGATTTTTTGTTGTTTGGAATGTAATTGCCAAGTGCTAGTTGAACTGTGCTGATTAGCTGTGCGAGTTTTTTACCTGCTCTTGCTGATAATCCTAGCTTGTCACTGTCAAGCCCTGTGTCATCTGTGAGTTGCACAATTCCAGCTTTTGTTGTGTCGGCTTTTTCGATTTCGTGTGAATGCCCGCTTTCATCAAATCCGTTTGTGGTTGATGATGTGATTTTTTGTGGGTTTAATTGCTGACGTGTGACAAAAATTACAGAGTTATCAATGCTTAATGTAACGGCTTGTGAATTGCTGACTTTTAAAATCATCCGCAACACTTGCACTTTGCCGCTTCCGCTTTCGAGTGTTGGCTTAAAACTTTCAGGCGTATTGGCATAAGCCACTAATTTGTTTGCGCTATCGAAAACGCCCATTTCTCGGATATAAAACCCGCCCACATCTTCCGGAATAGTCAATTCAATAATGATTTGCTTATTGTTGCGCGGATCGAGTGATACGGCGCTGACATTTGCGCGGTGTGTCTCTTTCGCCAACGCTGTGCGGTCTGCCGTTGGTGTAACGGCTTGTCCGTTACCATCGCCCACTGCAAAGCTTGATAATCTAAGCGGCTGATTAGTTGCTAAGGCTTTTGCAAAAGCTTGTGTGCCGTAGTCGGTTAATACTGTGAAATATTGTGCTGTCATATAAATCCTTAAATAGGGTAAACGCTGACGATTTCGCCTGTTTGTTGCCCAAAGAATGTATTCATTGTGCCAGTTGGTGAAATGGCGATGGCGAGTTGTGACAAATGGCGGGAAACAGGTTTTACATCATTGATTAATCGCACTAATTCGTTGTAGGTTTGCTCGTTCAATCCTATTTCCGGCACTTCTACGGTAATACTAAATGTGCCTGCTTTGCCTTGCGGTTTTTGATTAAACCATTCTTTTAACTCCACAAGATAGCCTATTGGTTCAATCACTCGCTTCACGGCGGCAATGGTGCCTTTGTGCTTATGCACAAAAAAAGATTGTTTAATGGCGATGCGTTTAACTTCTTCGCGCCAATCCTCGTCCCATTTATCTACCGAAAACGCCCATGCCAAATAGGAAAGAAGCTCCGACGGGCATCTGTCAGGGTTTATCAAATCCGCAATAATGACTGGATTTTCAACCGCGCTTTTTAAAATTTCGGCGGCTCGTTTTTCCAGTTTTGTTGATCCGGTTGGCAATAGGTGATTAGTAATCATCACTTGTTACGATCTCAATATTAATATTTGTGCAATAGCCTGATTTTGAGCTAGGCAAAACAATATCGGCAGTGGGGGCGAGTAATTCCACTCGTTGAACGCCTTCAATGTGTAGTGCTGCATAAATTCCAGACAAGCTAATGTCTCGCCCTAGTCTGCGTTTTTCTGCGGCGTATGCGGTGAGTTTTTTCATCGCTTCGGCTTTTATCGCTTCATATTCAGGTCCACGATATAAATGCAATTTTGCTCGGATTTCGTATGTTTGGATTGTTGCACTTTGCACTGTTACACGATCTCCGATGGGTCGGATGTTTTCATCGTTCAATCTTTCGCGGACGGCTTTTAATACGGTTTCACTTGCGACGCCTTGTCCTGTTCGGCTTAAAATAGTGACGGTAACATTGGCGGGTTCAGGTGAGACGACTGAGACGTCAGCTACATCTGCGTGAGCGGATAAGGCGTGAAACACATAAGCGCTTCTTGGTCCTGCCACTGACATTCCTTCAAAGGCAAGCTGTGTTCTTAATCGTAATTCCGCATCATTTTCATAGATTGCTGGCTTTGGTGGTGTCGTCGAGTTATCTTCTGCTTGAATAAGTAAGCGTTTTACGTTGTAGTTGGCGGCGATAACGTCTAAATCACTACCTGTTGCATAAGCAAGCATTGTTGCCTGTGCGGCTTGATTGATGCGTGTACGTTCAAGCAGTTGCAAATAGACAACTTCTTGTAAGAGTTTTGTAATTGGTTCGCTTTCAAGGCTTAAGCGAGACTGCCAGAAAGCGCGTTCTGATTCATCAAATAATTTGATGAATTCTTGTTTTCTTTCCGCAAGTAAGGTTTCAAAATCGAGATCTTCTAAAACTTTTGGTGCGTCCAGTTTTGATAAATCAACTAATTCGCTCATTCTTACCGCCTAGCCATACATCATCATAATTGATGACGTTGTTTTGATTTCTTGTTCTGCCCACGATTGAGCAAGTGAT